AAGTCTATCCCAGTTGGATAATCACATTTCCAATAACATGTGCTTCCATCCAACTGCGTTGCGTATTGACTATTGTTAATAGTGTTATACTTCTTCACAATATTCATTTGTGAAAAAGCAGGCACAAACAGAAATAGCAATATCAAGTATCGTAATTTAGTTACGGTCATAACTCACCCGGAAGAATAATGAACCGCCATATTTAAACGTTACTGCTGTTATACAACTTATCCGCAAGTAAAGTGCTTGAGAACCGGCGATACAGGTATAGGGTATCAGACAGCTCGCTTCTGCCATTGACCTTCCTGTACCGTTTGTTCCTTGCGTTGTGAAACTCAATACCACTGTTCCTACGACATTCTTGCCCATGTTATATGTAGGAGCAAAAGCGGCATTATCAGCTATATATGTCATTCCAGCAGTGTCGGTTTCGAGCGTTGCTAAGATAGTTCCGGCAGGAATAGAATCAGTCTCAACATAGATATGTGTAATATAACCGCCTGAACCAGCACCACTGCCATTTGTATTTCGTGCGGCATTTGGAAGTTTAAGTAAATAACAACTTCCCGCAGTCAAACTTTGCCCCACTACATCTCCAATCGCATGTAGAGGTGCAGCAGCTCCGCCAGTAGGAAGAGAGATTGATACGGTGTCGGATTTTATGTTATCGTTTTCTACGGATACAATCGTCCCACTCATCGCAGTTCCACTCGGCAATATTCCATATTTCCCCGCGACTATCACAGAATCATAAGATGCGTCATCTGACGCCGATATAATCATAATTTTTAATGGTGCAGGGTCTATAACCGCAAATTCCTTGTATGTCGTGGCAATCGCGATTGTAGATACCGTTGCATAAGACGACATATCAATTACTGCGTGCTGTATCCATGCAGTTCCATCCCTGCTTAACGTCTTAACTGTAATCGTATCGGCAGCATCGGATTTCACCGAAATAGTGAAATAGTCATATCTTGGAGATTTACTAAAAATAAATAATGCCGTATCAATCGTTGCAGTCATTTTGAATTTATAAGAATCAATACCCGTAATTGTCTCGTCGATATTATTCGATTGAGCTTGCAGCGTAAATATAAATATCACCGCAAGGATGAGTATTTCAATTAATCGTTTCATTCTTTTTCTTCCTTCCTCTTTTCTTTTTTTCCAAGACAACTTGAGCGGCTTCCGCTTTAATTCGTTTCCTATATCTTACGCAATGCCTGCGATGCAGCTCAAGCGTTCCTTTTCTCATTCTTGCGGAACAATCTGGACATTTTTCTAATGACATTTTATCCTCATATATATTGGCAGGGTATTTCTACCCTGCCGTGATTGAACCATTAATTCGGCAATGTTATAACACGAACAAAACCAGTTGCAGAAGTTGAGAATGTGATTGTTACCACACCACCAACATCTGTTCCGGTTGAATCCGTGCCAGCACCGAATGCCTTGTGTTTGAATCCCGAAAGATCGATTGCTACGAGTGAATAGCTTTGAGCTACGGCAAACGTCGCTGCTTTCGAGCCGATATATTCACCTGCGGCAACTGATACGGTCGTTATGCCTGCGTAAGTGTTATCGACAAGAAGCAATGTTTTTCCTTCCTTCGGAATGTAAAATGTATGACTGGAGGCAGAAGTAAAAGCCGTTCCACCTGTCATAGTTAAATCTGCCGAAACAGTATCTTTTGTTAAGGCCGTTGCTGTTAATAGTGACATACTAAAGTCCTTTCATTTCTTAAAATTGTTTAACAATTAATTAAAGCTCCGCCAGTTGCATTGGTAACATAGTTTTCTACGCCAGCACCAACGTCTGTAATGGTAACATCAAATGTTCCGCCAAGATAATTTTTGGCTAGCAAGAGAGTTCCGGCAGTGGGAGTTCCTGCAAAATAAATACCCTTAGTTGTGCCTGTGCCGGCAACACCAAAGATATAATTATCTACGATAACCGTATAAGCACGATCTCCGGCGTTATCAAGCATATGAATACCCGTAGTGTCCGCAGCAATACAAATCGTATTCCTACGAATAGTCTTGCGAGTTCCTGAAGCATATATCGCAGCAGTTGCAAAACTGTTGAAATAATTATCTTCAACGCAAAGATTCACACAGTCGACAGTAGAGGCAGACATATTAGGAGCTACACCATATGTTCCAGTTCCATAGCCTTCGATGTTGCAATTATGAATCCAAGTTTGATAAATACCCGTCCCAGCTGTAGATTGTGCATCGCTACCAATCTTAATGCAAGGATAAGCAGTCCGTTGACTAAGACAGAGACCGGTAATTTCAACACGATCTGCTGTGATAGTAAACATTGATGCAGTGCCAGCAGCGATTTTCAAGGCAGCCCTTTGGATTGGAGCGCATCCATTCTCACCAATTATTCTTAATCCGGTTTGCGTTATCGTAATACCCGTAGACGCAATAGTTTGAATCGATGCTTCACGAATATAAATCGTGTCATAATTTCCTGCTGCTGTAATAGCTTCAGCAAGAGTTATGAATGCAGTCTGCCAGCTTGTGCCAATCCCGCTTGAAGAAAGATTTGAATCAACATACCAGTCTTTATTTACCCTTATTTCTTGCTGGTAAAGGCTGGTAATCATTGATGTATATTTACGTCTTAGTCCGCTCATATTAGGCCTCCGCTGTCTTGTCTGCATAAATGCAGATAGTCATATCAGGACGCAACACTTTTCCACCGAATACATAAAGACCTTTGACTCCATCGGCGAAACGTTTTTCCTGTCGGAATGCTTCGATCTTAATTATCGCTTCCGCAAAAGACAATGACTGCCCTTTGATTCCACCGATAATTCGAGTTGTATCCCACGTGGTTGTTGAGGACGCAGATACGTTATTCGATAAAAGAAGATCCCATCCTAAAACGCGATCAATCGTGCCATTGGCATATAACGCATCGTTCTGTTCTTTTGTAACTAAACCAGCGAGAACGAGTTTTGTCAAGAACCAAGGCGGGATAACTAAGAACCGGCCTTCAATCGGAACTTTATTGTCACTGAATTTTTCACCGGACGCGAGTAACACATCTTCAACGTTCAAAGATGTAACGTCCCAGTTAGTTGTTTCGGTTGCATAGCTTGTATGTGTGGCATCGCCATATAGACCTGAAAAGTATGTATCAACCTTGTCCCTGAAACCATAAGCCGCGTTGGCTGTAAGTTTCTGGAGAACTTGCGGTTTCTGTTGCACTGCTTCTACATCTTCAACTTTGAAGTCGAAATAGTAGGGTTGATCCGCTGTCAATTCACAGGCTGCATCGTCCATATCTTGCACCTTTAAATCCGTGTTCCGGGAGAACGATGTTATCGTAACGTCTGACATTTGGATAATACGAACTTTGTCATTCAGATTCTTGAGCACTCCGTCATAATCTTTATTAGCTACACTCGCAAAGACGTGAGCCTTTTTAAGATTCTCCATAATGTTAGCAGACCATACTGTTTGAACAAAATTACTTAGTGCCATAAAACATATTCCTTTCGTTTATTTCATATGTGCTAAAGACGCATTTACTTTCTTTAACACATCCCCGGTCATATCTGACTGAGGTATGTTTTTGATTTCTTCCATTGTGTAATACTGACTGTCAGGTGGTTTACCTCCACCATCGGCAGTTTTGATTATCGGATTAGGTATCTCTGAAACTTTAACAAGAGATTCCAAAGAAAACGTTTCATATTCAGGCAACCACTTGCCTTCCTTGGTTAGCTTTGCTTTTGCCGCTTCAAGAACTGTTTTGTGATATGCCCTCATTTGATCTGCTGTCTTTTTTTCTTGTTCCAGTTTTTCAAGATCGGCTTTATGTGCCGCCTGTTCCGCTTCGAGCAATTTCTGAAACTCTCCGTTCTTCAAGGCCTCGTCTTGTTCTTTCTTTTTTCTTGCCTCTTCGATTTCGGTAAGTTTCTTTGTTGCTTCTTGTGCTTTCTCAATCTCTTGATCAAGCCTACTCTTAGGAATAAAATCTCCCTTCTCCTTCGCTTCTTTCAGTTTTTTCGCGGCTGCCGCGACGATAGGATCGGTTGAATTCATTAAAGCAGTTACTTCTGCATCCGTTAAATTAAACATAAGTTATCCTTTCACAATTTCAGGTTTTTCGAGTCCGCGCTCGGTTGTTTTAGGATTGGGTGAATTGTTTTCTTCTTTCGTTACTTCGTTAAAAATATCATTTAATCCTAATTCATCATTGATCTCCCTCATTTCTGATACAATTTGTTTGAATTTCTTTTGTGCGTCTTCTCTTGACATACCGGGATTCTTTTCCATTATCAAATCAATGTAAGATGCAAGATGATTCTCTATATCGAATTTCATTCTTGAATTTTTATCACCCTGTGATTCAATTATCTTTGGTTCTATAAACTTTACAGAGAATATTGCCTCATCAGATATTTTATTGCTTTGATTGTGATAATTATAAACAGCCTTTGTTACTTCAAATAAATCCGCTTCAAACATACGACAGGTATTCATATCGGACTTACGGATTTCTTCAATCTCTGTAGCATCGACCTTTTTTGACTCTCCCGTCAAGACTTGAGCGTCTAATCCATATTGCTGCGGTGAAAGACCTTTGACCATCTGCATGGTCTTTATCCACCAATCGACCAATTCTCGCACCGGGATTAATTCGGCATTGGCATTGATATATTCAACGCTTGCTTGCGCCATATCTTCAGAGCTACCATGTAAATGTATTGGATGGTCTACTCCGGTTTGAATCTCTCCCTTTAAACTATTTGCA